GATTAGTTTACCCGCTGTCTTTTTAATAAGCTTTCCGATACGCGATTCATAGACATCTAGTTCAACTTTATTAAGTTCATCCATTGTCATGTTAAGAAGGTTTGCATCAATACGTTCTGCAATACGTTCCTCGGCCATTTCAAGTGTAATGTATAAAACATTCTTACCTTGCATCAAAGAAGATGCTGCGTAGTGACACATGAATAAAGACTTACCAACACCAGTGCCAGCAAGAATTACATTAAGAGTTTTCTTAGATAGACCACCCTTTGTAATTTTGTTAAAAAGATCTAGATCGAATTCAAGCTTTTCTTCTTGTCGATGGTAGAATCCGTACCTCTGTTCAAAATCTTCGAGATAATCATGACCAACAGTATTATCAAAGGATACTGCAAGGGCGTCTGAAAGAAGTGAAGGTATTGCGTCTTGTGTTCTGGCTTTATCTTTTCCGTCAATGATTTCAATAGAACTAATGATAGCATTATAGACAGCACGGTCTTTGCAGAACTTTTCAGTGTGCTTATGTAACCAGTCATCGTTGTCAGTTTTATAAGTGAGTTCATTGATATAAGATTCGATTTGACCCAACTGTTCACCACGAAGATCCTTGCGATTTCCAAGTTGGATTGCGAGAATATCTAACGATGCAGGTTTATTATACTCAGTAAAGAATGATAGAAGTTCCTGTGCGATCACGTTCTCAAAGTGATCAGAGAAATATTCTGTTTTTAGAAATGGTACAGCCTTTCGACAAAATTCCTCATTGTGAATTAGATTCGAAAGGATGGTCTGTTCTATTCTCTTGGTCATCAATAAATCCTAGTTTGTCGCGTTCAAGTCCATAATATAGTAATTGTACCACAAAGTCGCCGAGTTCTTTTTCAAAAGCTTCTTTGTTATATCCATAACATTCTTTTGGAACATCATGAACATAATACTCAAATCCGACTACAAGTTTGTCATTCTCTGTGTCTTCCTTAAAGTTAACATCAGTGTAAGTAAAGATGATGTTAGCAAACTCTCCAGTCGTAAAACACAAAGCATGAGAGTCACCATTGTGACCCGGTCTTCCAAGAACTTTATGCGGCCTCAGCGGTGTTGTCTTCATACGATTCCATCTGTTGTAAGATCTCTTCATCGCGAATGATATCACCATGCGCGATTGCATACTTATTTTGTACGTAGTCGTTGAAAGATTTAGATGTAACAATCGACATCCAAAAGTCTTTAGTATCTGTGTCTTTAATACGATACTTTTTATCTTCAATCTCTCCAGTTTCTTTATTTACTTTTGAATACCAACCATTGCTAGGTTTGATAACATGTCCAGATTCGAGTGCGATATCCAATAAACCAGACCACTTGCTAATGCCACCGTCAAAAGATACAGAGACAGGTATTTTAGATTTTTCTTTAACATATCGTGATTTTTCTACGTTGATGATAAAATTATAACCAACGATTTCGGTTCCTTCTTTTTCTTGTTGACGACCAAGAATGAAAATGTTGTCGGCGGAATAGTAAGGGCCTGTTCCACCAGAAACAATAGCCTTAGGAAACATTCCTTGTTCCATATAAGTATGATTGACTACAACCATAGGAATATCTTTAATCGTAAGGTGAGGTGTTACCATACGAAACAAAGATTTAATTTGTTTAGCACGAGACATATCTGCAACAGACTTGCCTTCAAGTGCATCCTCCACTTCTTTCTTAGAAGCAAGGTTACCAATCGAGTCAATGACAATCATTACTCGATCACCTCGATCGATGTTATTAATCTGTTGCATTGCATCGAATTTTAGTTGTTCAAGATCTGTAATAGGAGTATGGAGCACCCGCTCAGTGTCAATACCAAAACTATCAAAATAACTTTGTGGAGTACCGAATTCAGAATCGTAGAAAAGAAGTGCTGCATCTGGGTACTTATCTAGGTATGATCTTGCCATAAGCAAGCTGAATGCTGTTTTGAAATGTTTGGAAGGACCAGCCCACATCGTAAGACCTGGAGTTAGTCCACCATCTAGTCTACCACTTAGTGCAACGTTAATTGCTGGAATCGAGGTAGGAATCATATCCTTCTTAGTGAAGAACTTAGATTGCGACAGAATCGCAGATTCTTTAATCGTAGTATTCTTTTTAATTTTATCTAGTATGCTCATTGTTTCTCCTATGTGTAATGCAGGTATGTTGATAGAATATATTTGTCATTGCTAACAGGCTTTCTTCCTTTATGAGGATACATCCACATAGGCGGGAATACCACCATTCTACCACATTTTGGTTTGACAAGACAATCTATTTCGAATTCAGTTTCTCCGCCTTCTTCAACATCATTTAGATAAGCAAACATTACTAAATATCTTGATGCTGATGGCTTATCTCCAACGTCTACATGCCAACCAAATTGATCGTAATCGTTATTGAAGTATCGTTTTAGTCTTGCATCTTCAAATGCAAACTTTTGTGGAAAGAACTCTACGCCAGTTACTTCTTTATAATGTTCATAAACATTTCGCATTCTGATGTAATACTCTTCAATAAATTCTTTGAAGGGTTCTTCTTTAGTGATGTTAACTTCTACGAATGAACGATAATCTTTTTCCCAAGAATGTTTAGATTCACGCTGTGTATTAAACTCGTGTTTATCATTGAAGACATCAATTATCTTCTTACACATTTCTGGTTCTAATACATCATCATATACTCTAACATAATGACTTAGGTTTTTCATATTCATGCAAAGAAATCCTCTAGCGTTGCTTCCTCTTCTGCCTTCCAACCGATAGCATTCAAAATAATCTTAGCTGGATCGAGGAATGATTTTTCAAATTGTGTATCATTATCGATATAACGATGTAATCCAAATTCGGGAGGAAGTACTTCAGGAAATGCAATAACATCTTCACGGATAGGATTCTTTGGATCAAGATATATGTACTTAATCTTCTCACCTTCCTTAATCATTTCATACGAATTTTCTAGACCGTGTTGCTTTAGTAAATTATTGTACAATAGTGCAGCACGAGAATTTATTGGTGTTGACTTCTTGTAGATTGTTTTAGAATCTGCATATTGCTTGAGGGAGGATACACCACGTGGGAAAGCTTTCTCTTCGACGGGAAGACTGTCAAAGGTATTCCTAAATTCTTGTATAAAGTGTTGAGTTTCAGACTCAGTACCATTAATGAGAATCTGGAAGAGGCTCTCCATAGCTTCTCTACACGGCGCTGGTGTAGACGACTTAATGGCTTCGATGCCCATGATCTTAAGCTTAGCGTTTGCATAACGAACTCCTTCATTGTCCCATACATTAAGTATATATCGTTTCTTAGCAGTCCAGATTCCACGATCTGCAATGCCTTCACGCTTCATACTGATTCTGTGTTTGAAGACGTTGAGATTTGTTCCGAGTTGTTTGAATGCAGTATCGAAGACGTCCGTTTCGATCTTCTTACAGACCTTATCGAGGAAGTCAACTTTCTTTGCCGTGGTTGCGTCGGGGACGACTGCATCAACCAAGCTTGAGAAGTTTGAATAAATTGAGTCAGTATCGATTGCGATAACATAGTCTTTATTAGTTTTAAGTGCTTTATTAAGATACTCGTTGATATATTTCTCACCCCACTTAATAATCAATTGACCAGTCAGGGTAATACCTTCTGCAATCTCCATCGTGAAGTAACGGAAGTACTTGTTGCCAAGTGCACCATAAAGTGAGTTAAGAAGAATCTTAATTGCTAATTGTTGATTTTCATAATGGTTAATATCACGTTCAATTCTATAGATCTCAGCTTTGTTATTCTTATCGGCTAGTTCAAGTTCTTGTTTAGCAACTAGCATCTTCTTCTTAATTGCAGAACGTTCATCATACATTTCTTCAATGATTTTTGGCATGAAGCCTTGCTTCTGCTTTGAAAAAAATTGGCCGGTTGCTGCCATACACTTATCGGTGTCATTGATTAAGCCATTAAGACATCTATCTACTGTGACACTAGGTTGAATATCACCTTTCAGAATTGTTTCAGGACTCATGTTCCATTGAACAATAATGTTGGGATAAAGCGAGTTAACATCAAAGGAACACACCCAGTCGTGAATGCCACACTGAGGTTCTTTTACGTAACCACCATCATAGTCTCGCTTAAAGCTATCGTTATTTGGCGGAACGATAATGTTTTGCGACATAAGAGTTCTATGAATTAAAGAATCCCATATAGCAACGGTACCCATTGTATCAGAGTAATTAACGCCAGCTTTATACGCCATAGTTAGTGTAAGCGTAATCATAGCAATCTTATCTTCCATTCGGTCGACAAGGTCTACGTCTTTAATGTTATAATCAATAAACTTCTGGTGATCAGTCTGATACAGAGTATGAAGTGTTCCATCATATGCAAGCTTGCGTTCACCGAGAACTACATATGCAATGTGATCAAGACGATATGATTCTTGTGGACCAAAGGAGTAACCAAACTTCATGAATAGATCCATGTAGTCTAGTTGTGCAATACCAATCAGATCATAGATTTGTACTTGGCCTTTACGCATTGACACCATACGTTCTTCAACCAATCCCCAAGGCGATAGTTTCTTAACGTCATCTTGACCAAGCATGCGATTGATTCGGTTTACAAGATATGGAATATCGAATGTACGAATGTTCCATCCGGTGATTGCATCTGGACAAGTGAATTCGTCATGCCAAAACGCAATGAATTGCTTAAGTAAATCTAGTTCATCCTTACACTTAGTGTATCGAACTTGAGAAGTTTTCATGATAGACTTATCAACATCATAATCACCAAGAGCCCACACAAAGTATGTGTCAAGGATGCTATCCTTAATAGCAATAGAGATTACTGGATGAAGTGCTTGGTTGGGTTCAGGAAAACCCTGATCAGACGCAACCTCAATATCGATCGTATGAACACGAATTTTGTTGCGTTCAAACTTTATTTCATTAGGAAACTCATGTGCAATAAACTGTGCAATATAATTAGTGTTTCCATATACGTTAAAGTTCTCGACATCTGAATACTTCTCAACAAACTCTTTAGCTTCTCGCATAGAGTCAAATTTGATAGCGTCAACATTAGTGCCATCAAGAGATGTAAACTGAGAGTTACCTTTGCCTTTCACATAGAGCGTAGGCTTAAAGGGAATCTTTTTCTTGATACGACGACCGTCCTGATATCCACGATATAGGAGGTTGTTACCATAACGGTTA